CACTCAAAGCGAATACAGGAGCTCTCAGAGTTGGCGGTTTCGGAACCAATGTTATATTCATACCAGTTTCGACTGGTACACCAAGCGCAGTATTCACGGTCAACTCGATCTTCTCGAACACTGCGTTCACGTTGCGTACTAACTTCTTGCCACTTACGGCAAATGCGAGATTCTCGTACAGTACTGCTTCATAAGAGTATAAATAGCGATAGAAATGTTAAACATTCTACGATTTACGTTTTAGGAGGTAATCAATATGACTGTAGAAAAAATAAATGTCACGGACTCAGCCGATGCTTCGGTTGAACGTGGTGGGACATTTGGGTCGAAAGTAGACCCTCACGGATATTACACTTTTGAATGTGTTGGACCCGATGGTGGTCTAAAGTGGAAAGATGAGATTCATAATATCGTTGCTACTGTTGGCAAAAATGCTTTGCTCGATGTTTTCTTCGGTACTGGAGTTCAAGGTGCTGGTAAAACAACGTGGTTCATGGGATTAGCTAACTCTTCACCAACGGTTGCTGCTGGTGATACTATGAGTTCGCACTCAGGCTGGGCTGAAAAAACTGGTTACAGTCAGTCGGCTCGACCCCAAATCGCATTTTCGGCTGCTTCTAGTGGAAGTAAAGCAACCAGCTCTGCTGTTTCTTTTTCGATTAACGCTACTGCTACAGTTGGCGGTGCTTTCGTTGCGAATAACTCAACGAAAGGTGGAACTGCGGGAACGCTGTACTCGGCTGGTGCTTTCACAGTTGGTGATAAGATTGTTACCAGTGGTGATACGATCAACGTAACATACACTGCCTCTGCATAATAGGTATATTCAATGGGTGGAGTTGTCACAGAATATTTCAGGTTGCATAACGCTGAGCAACTGTATGAGTCGATAGGCGAAGCATCGCCCTCGGTATATTATTTGTTCATTGGTAAGACAGCACCACATACCACTGATACTGTCGGTAACGCACCCACTCCACTCAATACTGTAACAGATACGACTTATGATCCTTGGCCATCCATGATAGCCATGAAGCGAGTCAATGAGGCAGATGAGCGGTTTTTGACGAAGAGATATAACTGGGCTAACAATACATTTTTCGAAGAGTATAACGATAGAACTGTAGGTTTGGACGACAAACGGTTTTATGTTTTACAGAACGACGATTTTAATGTTTACAAAGTTATAGATAACAACAGCGGAGCAAACTCGATTGTAAAGCCGACGGGAACTAGCACCGATATCATTTCTACCTCCGATGGATATCGTTGGAAATATATGTTCTCCCTTTCTTCCGCTGAGCGAAATCGTTTTATGAGTCCAGATTTTATTCCTGTCAAGAAGATAGACACTGACGACTCAAGTAATCAGTTTTCAGTTCAGACTGCTGCAGCGAATGGTGCCATAAATCATATCAAAGTTACAGCGAACGGTTCAGGATATTTTGCTCAGTCTGGTAATGTGGTTGCTGCTAACAGTTCAACTGTAACGATTGCTAGTGGCGCAGCTGCTAACGATTCTTTTTATGTCGACTCTACAATATATTTCAAAGCAGGTAAAGGCTTGGGTGAGATTCGTAGAATCATTGGTTATGATGGTTCTAATAAAATTGTTACAGTGAATGGTGCATATACAACTGCTACAATAGCTAACACACAAACACAGTATGTTATAAGCCCGAGAGTTGTTATTAAAGGAGACTCAGGTCAAACTACAACGAGTCTTGCGAAAGCATATGTTTCTAACACAGCTGGTGGTCAAGTTCGAAAAATAGATATTATCGCAGCAGGTTTGAACTATGGTAGAGCGAACGTTGCTATAGTAGCGAACAGCTCCTATGGTTCTGGTGCTAGTGCGCAGGCAGTGATGTCACCTCCTGGTGGACATGGCTCTGTAGCATACAAAGAACTTTATGCTAAAAATGTAATTTTAAATGCTCAAATGGTTGGTGCTGAGGGTAATACTTTGCCGACGAACAATGATTTCAGAACTGTTGGTATAGTTAAAGATCCTCTTTTACGCAATGGACAAGCTGCGAATGCTGCTATCATAGATCAGTGTTTCCGATTAACGCTAACGAATGTATCTGGTGATTTTACTGCAGATGAAATAGTGACGAGCAGCGACTCAGCAGATGCTACTGGGCGTGTTGTTCGTTTTTCAAATACTAATGCTGCTAGAACACAGGGCATATTAAGATTAACAGATGTCAAGTCAAAGGGGACTGGGCTTTTATATACTCTCAACTCGACCATTACAGGAGCAAACTCTGGTGTTACAGCCACGTTATCTGCTTTCGCCAGACCTGCAGTCAGAGAGTTTACGGGAGATGTTTTATACTGGGAGCAACGCGATAAAATAGAACGCGATGCTTCACAGACAGAAAGTTTACAATTTATCGCTCAATTCTAGAAATATATAGAAGAGAGGTTAACAAGGAGTTCACGGAATGAGTTACGAGGCGGCAACGGAAGCCAATACAAATAGTCTAGTAACGAATCTTAATGTAGATCCGTATTACGACGACTTCGATGAGTCGAAAAACTTTCATCGTATTTTGTTTCGTCCTGGATTTTCGGTTCAGGCTCGTGAACTCACACAGCTGCAATCTATACTACAAAATCAGATAGATCGTTTCGGTTCTCATATTTTTAAAGAAGGCTCTCCAGTTCGTGGATTGGAAATAAACTACGATACGAAACAAGAGTTCGTTCGTGTAAAAGATGTTGGTGGCACCTCAAATGTAACAGCTAATGTATATTCATTAGCCTCTCGAAATATCCGTGGTCTAACTAATCGGCTGACCGCTAATGTTGTAACAGTCAACGATGGTTCCGAGGCTAATACTCCGAATCTCAAAACTCTATATATCAATTACACATCTGCTAATGCTGCAACAAGACGATTCGCTGTAAATGAGGTCATAGAGTGGACAGCGAACACGACGAATGCTGCTAATGTTCAGATGAATGTCCACTCAGTTGGTACATCATCTAAAATAAGTGTTGGTTCTGGTATAATTTTCGCAAAAGACCATTTTATCAGAGTCCCTGCTCAAGATTTAATTTTGGAAAAGTATTCTTCTAATGGATCATATCGAGTTGGCTTCAACATAGTAGAATCCATTATATCAGATCTTGACGATTCAACGCTACAAGATCCTGCCCAAGGTGCTTATAATTACACTGCACCTGGTGCCAATCGTTTGAAGTTGACACCAACTTTAGTTAAAATTGCTGATGGTCAAACTGCGAGTAACAACTTCGTACAACTGATTAAGATTACTGATGGTCGAATAGAAGCTCTAAATCAAAAGCCACAATATGCTGAAATTAGAGACTATATGGCAGAGAGAACTTTCGATGAGTCGGGTAATTATGTTGTAAGAGGTTTGTTCCCTAGGATCCGCGAACACCTTCTAGTAGCAAATAATCAGGGTGTGTTTCCAAGCTCACCTCCTGAGGCATTTGTAAATGGTCTTAAACAAGCAGGAAACAACGAGTTACTGGTAGTCGAGGTTCAGCCTGGAAAGGCATACATAAAGGGATATGATAATGAAACTTATATACCTCAATATGTTGTCATAGATAAAGGTATCGATGCCGAAGAAATCAACAATGCTCAAATTTTCGCATCATATGGAAACTTCATTGACGCTCACGAAGTTGTTGGTAATTGGGATACAATCAATCAGAAAATAGTAACACTTCGAGATACGCAGCATAAGAGCACGGCAAATGCTACATTTTCAACCACGGTTGCATCTGGTGCCTCCTTAGGTACAGCTCGTGTTCGTGATGTGGTGTATGTTTCTGGAACGCCAGGAAGCAGTGATGCTAGATATCGTATTCATCTCACCGATATTAAAATAACTGCTACAGACAAAACTTTCGCTGACGTTAAAGGTATTCACTATGATGCGAACACTGGTTTCTCGGATGCGAAGGCGAGTGTTTTCGGAACAGCATCTCTCTCTGACTCAGAATTTAACAGGGCTGTTTTCCGACTTCCTGCGAAGTCGATTAAAACATTAAGAGATTCATCAAATTCTGTTGACACGTTTTATACTTTCCAAAAAGAGTTTGACTTTTCTTTCAACTCGGCTGGAGTTGGCACTATCAATTCGACTGTTGCCTCTGAAACTTTCGTTGGGAGTGGAACATTATCTGACTCTCGCGCTCGTGATAATTTTTATGTTGTTCTCAATCAATCGGCTAACACTAGCAACCTAACAGGAACGATAGCGATTTCTGGTAACACAGTAACAGGAACCTCAACGAGATTCGACACAGAGCTTAATATTGGTGATGTTATTTCGACAACTGGTTCTAATACGCTTGTTATCAATCAGATTGTGAGTAACACATCTGCGAAAATATTAGGAACAGCCACTGTTGGAGCTGGTAATGCATTTCACAAAAAGCTATTCCAAGGTCAAGTTATTGATATGGGTGGTGTCGGTGAACAAGATGCTGAAAGAACTGTCACTATAAACTCGACAACTCAAGCAACTATAGACATTCAGGAAACTCTCAACAGTCCTTCCTCTATAACTGCTACTGCGCTTGTTCGCATGGCTAAGACAAATGTTCAGGAAGCAACGAAGTCTATTGTGCGCAATCGTCTCGTAGAACTTAACTTAGCTAACAACGCAGCATACGGTACATCAAATCTGACTGGACCTTGGAACCTTGGCGTTTCCGATGTGTTTAGAATAGTTTCTGTTCGTAGAAAAACTGGCTCGTTCTTTTCTGCTACGTCGGACGGAACTGATGTCACGAGTGATTTTATTTTAGATCCTGGTCAGAAAGATAACTTCTACGATCATGGAAAACTTGAGCTAAAAAATAGCAGCACACTTTCCTTGGGCGCAACTGATCGGCTTCTTGTTACTTTAGACTTCTTCACTCATGCGAACCGAGATCGCGGTTACTTTAACTTCCAGTCATATCCTGTGGACGATTCCTCTCCGACAGGATCGAATATATCAACTCAACAGGTTCCGATCTTCAAATCGAAAGTTACAGGTCAATCATTCGATTTACGGGATTGCATCGACTTTAGACCAAGGATCACAGATACTGCGAACAGTGTTACAACACTGACCAATATTTCTCGAGATCCAGCAACATCAACTACATTCGATGAGCCAGCTGGTGGTTTAGATTTCCCATCGGTGGACTCTACATTTTCAACAGATCTTTCCTATTATCTGAAACGAACAGATCTTATCACGATGGATAAAGATGGTATCCTCGATAGTGTTCGTGGGATACCTTCACTCGATCCTAAAGCACCACCGCCACCCTCTGATAGAATTGTGTTGTCAGAAGTTTATATTGCACAATTTCCATCTCTTCCCGATGAAATCGCAAGAAGAGATAACAGATCAGACTACGCTAACGGTTTCAAAACGATTAAAAACGAACGATTCACGATGAAAGATATTGGGACGATTCGTGATCGTGTTGATCGTCTTGAGTATTTCACAACTCTATCGCTTCTTGAACAGCAAGCTAAAGAGCAACAGCTTAAAGATGGAAATGGTATTGATAGGTTCAAGAACGGATTTATCGTTGATCCTATGACTGGTCACAATGTGGGCAACCCATATGATCAGGACTATAAGATTGCTATAGACCCTGCAAAAAGAGAGGCTCGCCCAACTTTCGAGTTGAACAATATTGAAATGTTCTACAATGCAGCAAACAGCTCGAATATCGTTCGCACGAACGTAACGACTGCAGGTGTTTCTCGAGATCAAAGACTTACGGTTAACACCGGAACATTTTCTAACGGCGAAACGATATCTGATGGATCTCGCACAGCGACTCTTCGTTTTCAAAACGGAACTGGTGCTGGCAGCCGATTATATGTCGAGGCTGCTACAGGCAACTTCCCGATAGGTGCGACTCTAACTGGTGGGTCTAGTGGCGAAACTGCTAATGTCACAGCTGCTCAGGTTACAACTCCTGGTCGTGTTATGACATTGCCGTATACTCATGATCTTGTACAAGACCAACCATTCGCAACAGATACACGAAACCTCGCCGGATTATTTTACAAATGGCAGGGTGTAATAACTCTGACACCGAATGATGATTATTGGGTCGATACGGTTGAGGCACCTGAGGTACAAATTAATCTAGATAATAACTCAGATAACTGGCTGATTCTTGAAGAAGCCTGGGGAACACAGTGGGGTGATTGGGAAACTGTTGCTGTTGGCGCACCTACAGCTGTGGGTTCGCCTGTTCAGATAACAACTGGTGGGCGTATAGAAAATGGTGCGTTCGTTCAGGATGCATTCGAGCAGCAGCAGTTTGTAACAACAACGACATCACAGGCTATCGGAACGCAACTCAGTGTATCGCTTGGGCAACAAACTCAATCGATAGGCACTGTTGTAAAAGATGTTAATCTTCAGCCATTTATGCGTGCTCGAGAAATTAAATTCGAAGCTAATGCTTTGAAGCCCAATGCTAAAGTTTATGCATTCTTCAATAATCAAAGTGTTTCGGAATATGTCACTCAGACCAACTCCTCGTTTGCGAATACTAAAAACGAAGGCTCTGATCTTATAGTAGATGGTGATGGAAATCTATATGGTCTCTTTAGAATTCCAAATAATGAACAAATTCGTTTTAGGGTTGGGGATAAATTATTCAGACTGACCGACAGTGCTAGGAATGCCCGTGCTACAACTGCAGCCGAAACGACATACTCAGCTCAAGGTCTCATCACTACAACTCAGGAAACGACGATAGGCACCACAGTTGCTGAAATTAGTGTTGATAGCATTGAAAGAACGGAAACTTCATCCACTATTGAAACGGTTACAAGACCAGCTGGTCAAATTAGAACCGCACTGCCCCAACCACCACCACCGCCTCTTACAAATCCTGCAGATTGGGACGGAGACGATGGTCCCGACGATGGCGCCGGCAACGATCCACTTGCACAAAGTTTCTTGGTCAATACATTTACCCAAGGAAAAATATCCTCGTCCTCTGCTTTTATAACTAAAATTGATTTATTTTTCGCGACTAAACATGCAACACTTCCTGTCATAGTTGAAATTAGAGAAGTTGATCAGTTGACATCATATCCTATGAAAAGACTTGTTCCTCATGGGCGGGTTATAGTTCCTGCTGATGATGTCAATGTCAGCGATGATGCAACAGCTGTGACTCCTATACACTTTAAATCACCAATACACCTACAAGATGGAAGACAGTATTGTTTCGTTGTCAAGCCTGGAGGAAACAATCCAGATACATCTGTTTGGATTGCTGCGTTGGGCGAAAATGATATCATCACTGGTCAACGAGTTTCAAGACAGCCATTCAGTGGTATGTTGTTCGCCTCGGCTAACGACTTGACCTATAGTGCATTGCAAGAAGAAGATATGAAATGCAATATTTACTATGCTGATTTCGGTGGCATTAATTCTACCACTGGAGCTAACCAAACTGGCACGCTGATCATGAAGAATGAGGATAAAGATTTCTTGACGGTTGCTAACCTAACAGGTGCATTTATCAAAGCTGGTGAAAAGATTCATGGCGAAACTTACATGAAAGGAACTTTCGTTCCTGGTCAGAATGCTACAGGTAATGTCGCCTCTGGTAATACTTTCGTGCAAGGTATGGTATCTGGTGCTACAGGTGAAGTAAGATACCTCAGTGTCGCTAACAACGAACTTCGATTAAGAAATGTTTCAACTGCTGCCCAGTTCAAAGGTGGTGAAGCGATTCGTTTCCGCGTAGGGGCGAGCGCGACAGCATCACCGATAACTGGTAACTCAACAGGTGCTATCACCTCTGCAGTTTTCCCATTCGGAAAAGTTTCTTATTTCAATAATAAAGGAAGCGAAACTTACTTACATCTTGCTAACGTGGCAACTATTAACAGTGGACCTACAACTTCAAACGGAACGCTGTTTTTTGATAATCGTTGGATCAAAGGTCAGGCAAACGGATTTATTGCATATATCACGGATCTTCATGAGTTGGAAGCAGATGTCATAAACTTCAAAACTGATTACTTCACTCCTGCAAATACCTCGATAACAATCGATGGTAAGTTTGGAAGAGCACTTAACACTCGCGACACTTCTTATGTCAAAGTCAATAACAGTG